ATATATTTGTCAAGACTTTTTCGAGAACAAAAAAAAACGGGGTGGACGTTCCCCGTTTTCCGCGTCGTAGTAGACAATACCGTAGCACCTATATACTAATATCTTCTAGCTATTCAAGTTATTTTTACTTTCGTTTGTTGTTCTATGGTTTTTTTTCTTAAACACGTCCACGATCTCGATAGCGTTATTATCTATAGTATACTGTATTCTTATGCTACCGCTACTTTTTTGGTAGATAGAATAGCCGTTTTCCTCGCGTAGTATCTTATGATTTTTCCCGAGCATATCACCAGGACGAATATTTTCTATTTCCTTTTTTGCTAGGGATCTGTCCCCAGCTGGTAGGTGGTCTAGATTCATTGCTTATTTATGCTAGTGATAACATCGTAAAGAATTTTAGCCGTCCCTACTGTCCCGGTTACAATAGTTACTATTTCCCCCTGGATCTCTCTAGGTAGGTAGTGCTTAGCTACTGTATATCCTAGCGCTAGAATCACGACGACTATAAGGCTTGCTACTTTTTGATCTATCCCGAGTTTTTTCGCTAAAGAAATTACTAAGATACTCGCTAGACTGATTGCTATAGTTTCCATATTTTTAGAAAAAAAAGAGTAAAAAAGATTAAGCGTTTTTAGCTAGGTATCCTCTAGCTACCATAGTGATAGCTTCCGCCCTAGTACAATAGTCCCCCTGTCTTGCCCCGTTACTGATTCATAGCTTAATAACGTTATCTATAACCTTGTTATCCTTAAGCGTTTTACTTGCTTCTCCTAGTACGTACCTTCATAGCATAACCATAACTTCCCAGCGTGTAGCTAGATGTGTTCCGTTTTTCCCGTTTCGTATGCCGTTTACTCTACATAGCTCTAGTATTTCTTCGTCTTTTTTGATCCCGTAAGCAGCCCTTCCGATCATTGTAACTAAGTGACTTCTAAGTACTAGCGTGTCCAAATCTTGCCCGTTAGTTAGCTTTTTCGATACTGCTAACTGTATTAGATTCATATTGTCTACTACATTATGATCTTCTACTACTTTTACATCTTCCGCTTTTTTTGTAAAAAGAACGAGGACGCTAAATAGTACGTCTATGTCATCGTAAGGAACCCAGAACGTAGGGAACGACTTATTACTATTCTTAGCCTTAAGCGCTTTCCTTGTTTCATCGTAACCAACTAAACAGAAAGCGTGGCCCGCTCCTTTCTCAACTCTTACTATTACTTTGTCCTTGCTAGCTTTGGTCTTTTTTCGATCTATCTTACTAGATCCAGTATATAGAGGTTTACCGCTCGCTAGTGCTTCCTTCATAGCTTGCAAGGTTCTAACTCTTGCATAACCACTAATATAGCCTTTGTCCATATACATCTGCATAGCGTCCGCTAGGCTTCGTCAGAAGTCACGAACCGCACCGCGTAATATAGCGTCTTCCCGTTCTACGACTGGATTAAGTGTAGCCTTTTTCTCCTGGTCGTGTTTTACGTGGGTTTCACCGTATACCGTACAAGCGTAGTGTGTAGTACCTTGCGCGTACTGATCGAATAGAGTAGTAGTATCTAGATCCACGCTAGAGGGTAGAGTAGTAGTGGTTTCTTTCCCCATAACTGCATAATCCCGGACAAGTTCCGGGACGTTATCAATAGCAGCATTTACGATTTCGTCGTTTTCCATAAGAGCAGTAAAACGGATAAAAAACTAAGAGCAGCAAGTAAAAACCTTGCATAAAACATTTACTAGGACTGTTAGGGCTATCATTACTATGATAGCCTTACTAACGTCGTAAATATGGAAGTGTTTACTTATTGTTTTCTTCATTCTTTGGCGGTGTAGGTAAATTAGTACGGGATTGTATCCAGGTCGTAAGTAACGACAAGAAGACATTAGCTATATTATTAAGTCAGGCTATCCCTAGGAAGGATCATATACCAGAAGCTAAGACAACTCGAACTATGTTACTATTCATAGTATACGCTATAAGTCAGAAGATAAGCCCAGCGAACGCTGCTATAGGGACTAATATAGCGAAGTCTACCCGCGTAAATTCCGCTTTTTTGTCCCTCGCTATTTTAAGTTGTGTAGTAGCGTGGACTATTGACCCGAACACTACTATAGCAATCATTACTAGCCGTACTTCTATGTTTTGCATTTTCATACGCTGCTATATAAGATATAAATTACTACGCTTCTACTGTTTTCTCTTCTAAGTACTTAGCGTAGTTTTCCGCCTCTTCTCTCGTTATAAAAACCTTATCGCCTCTTAATACATCGAGTTCTATAGATTCCTTGCCTTTTTTCTTGTAGTCGTGTACTACTACCTTTGTTCACTTTTCCGTAACGTTTACTAGATACGTTTCCATATTGGAGCATATAAGGTTTATATTTTCTAATATTTCCGCTTCTAATTTCGCTATTCTCTTCTTTTCGGTGTCTATGTTTTGTAGTTCGTACTGTAGATTTTCTAGCACTAAACGAGGGTTTTCTATAACCTCTTCCGTTGTTCTAGTAATTACTAATTTTTCTGTATTCATAGGTATAAAAAAAAGATATAAAATACTAAGCGTCTTGTACTACCGTCCCAGCTATACGACTAGGACAAAGTCAGTATCTGATTTCAAATAAATCAACTCTACAACCATAATAACCACCTAGTCAGTCTACATATAGTTGTATATTGTCACCAGCTGCGACTATTACATTTGTTACTACTGTTACTGCTGCTTGACTATCATTTGTATATTCTCAAGAATATGCAACACCGTTTTTGTATATTCTTGCTTTTACTGTCCCTGTTCCCGATAATTGTTTTGCGTAAGTGAATCTTACTGTATAAGTACCAGCTATATTTACGTCAAAGTCTTTAACTTTTGTATAACCTGATGTATAGGAATACGTTATAGTACTAGCACGTCGTAGTAAATTTTCACCTTCTTTTATTGTGTAACCTAAGTAGTCTATAATACTTTGTACGCTAGTTAGTTTTGATACATTAGTAGAGTTAATAATATCGTTCGCTACACCGCTAAGATTTGTAGGTTTTAACTTTCTATTTGCCCCAGCGCTAGTTTTATAGATCATTAAAAAATCGTTAGTCAAGTCTGGTGCTGTATCTTCTGTAAGTCCTGTTATATTCACACAAAAGCTAGCTCTTTTTCGTTACCGTTCGCGTCAGTATAAAACAATCTATGCTCCGTTCTTCACTTCCTAAGGTTTACTAGAGTAGTAAGACTAATAAATACGCGTTCGTCTGTAATTACTCCAGAAGTAATAGAAGCTAGTTTTATGTAGGACCCGCTAGCTGGGTAACTTGCCCCCGTCTGTATTGTAGCTACTGCGGTACGATCACCAGGAATAGCTAGCGTTTCGTCAATATAGCTTTGTCCTATCTCGATCCATACTTTTTTAGTGCCGCTAGTATCTATAACGGTGTTCGTTGTAACCTCGACTAAAATATAGAAAGGATCCCCACCTAGTCTAGTTACTTCTACGAACCCCCACCCTTTCGCGACCTGGTTAGTCGTTACTAATAACCCGTTACCTACTCCAGCATTAGCTAGGGCTTGCAACCGTCTACTAGCGTGATAGTCGCTATTATTTGTTCATTTTACGAGTGCTACTAGTACCGCCATATCTAAGTAAATAAGCTAAATTTATATAGTCCATTGTATAGACTGTAAGCGTTTTTTTGCAATGTCATTTTATAACGTAAAATACCCCGAAATAGGGGTATTTACAATTACTGTAGTTCTAGCCTTTTTATACGTTCGTTATATTCCTTAATAGTCTCTAGTAGGTTTTTCGTGTATATTGTTCCGTTACTTACTTTAGCTTTCACGTCCTTAAGTCCTTCACCCCTTACGCTTATCTCCGTCACATATACGGGACCGCTATAGACTGTTATATTATTTCCTAGATCTATTTCCGCTTGGATCTTGTCCCCTACTTCCGCAAAAAAGAAGTCGTCTACTATAGGGTCTATATCTACTTGTGCTGTACTAGCTTTTTTATTGTCTAGTGCTTTTGCAATACTTTCGCTTATTCCGCCGTCCGCCGTTATGTTCTCCTCTAGTCTTCCGTACTGTGCTATACTTCAAGCGTCCGTAGTGAAGCCTGTAGTTTTTTCCGTTATTGCATTACTGATAGTGTCAGCGTCGTAGGCTATACTTACGTCCCTTACGTTCGTGTCGCCTGGTTCGTCTCGTTTTCTTTTCAACTCAAAATAGCCGTTTTCTTGTGTATCTACAATAACAAAGGGTGCGTTATTATCTTCTACGAATACTGGAGCACCGTAGATCTTAAGCCCTCGTAGATCTACACCATTAGCAAAACCGTAGAAGTGAGGGCTACTAGCCCCGCCGTCTTTTTCAAAAGTAACGTTAACGCTTGTAGATTCTGCTATATAGTCGAACATTATAATACGGTGATTATTTCTTGTGTATGTATTGGAAGTTATACCCTTCATAGTCAATTTTATAAAGTCACCAGTATTAGCGTCCCGATCACCGTTAAACCATACAAAAGTATATTTTTCACCTATAGTAAGTCACGATATAGTTATAGTTCTGCTATCTAATCAATACTGAAAATCTTCTTCTAATTTTGACCGTTCCGCTCCTATTGTAGTTCCGCCACCTAAATTATTAGTCATAGTCGAAGGACTACCAGTAACGCTATAAGATCATTCCCCTACTGATCTATTCATAGTTACGCCGTTTACTACTTTGTCCGCGTCGTTAGATACGTCTATAAGGTGTGTATAACTACTAGCGGTATTAAGTACTAGATTAAGTTGTAAATCACTAGCTACATCTATCACGGTCCAGCTATTCAAGTTATTAGTATCTACTTTCGTGTGTACGTCGTTAAACGTTCGATCTACGTATTTTTTTATTCATAGTGTATAGGTGGGAATCGAACCAGCTCTTATAAGTGCAGCGTCAGAAGCGAAAAACTTAGTCCCTGTAAACGTATAAATAGTAGGTGCTTTTATCGATCAATTAAAGTACTTAGATCACCTTTTAGCTACTACTATTTCATCGTAGATAAATAAGCTAGGTGCTACGCCGTGGTTAGCTGTATTAGCTAGAAAGCCGTCTAGGTATAAGTCAGTAGTCCAGTTCGTACCGTTGTAGTAGACTGCTGCTATATAGTAGTGCCGGTTACGATCACCAGCACCTAGAATAGTAAACGCTACCCTACTACCCGCGTTATCATATCTTAGTATAAGCTGGTTATTAGTATTCCTTACGTGTACGTAGCAATAAGGTAGAGCTATTATAGGCTGGCTGTCGTAAGTGTCCACCGCGTCAGCACCTAACTTAAACCGCCCCGCTATAACGATATTAGTACTAACCCCTAGTGGGTAGCTATGCTTAGTAGTCGTAGCTAGATAATCGTCCACCCCGTCGAACGTGTAGAATCCAGTATTATAGTATTCTACTATATCTGGTATAGTCCTATCTGTCCCTATCTCTTCACCTACAAGTAATTTTTTATCTATAATCTTGAAACTATAGCCCTTGCCCGCTATAGTTTTTAGAATGCTTAGTAGTGTCGTATTCTTGTTTACGTCAAGCGGTAAAACGTCAAGCGTAGTACTAGGGTGTACGGTTATACCTGTATTACTTCTAGTGTTTATTTCGTTTAGTAAGTCCTCTAATATAGCCTTAATAGTTGTAGTCGTGTATGCTCTAGCAACGTGTACTAATTTCTTGCTAAAAAGATATTCCCGAGAACGAACCGTTACCGTTGTTTCTTCCACTCCTATAGTCGTCGTTTTTATGTATCAGTCTATAAATTTCTTAGTTTCTCCTTCATTCTCTAGCTGGATCACTACCCTATTGTACTCCTTAAGATTCTCGTAGGACGCTATAGGGTTATCGTTCTTTATGCTAAAACTAGCTTCGTCGTAGTCAGATACTTTTTTACGGCAACTAAAACCGTACACGTCGAAGACCTGGGCTATAGGGTTGTTGCTAATGTCAGATAAGTACACGACGATCATTTTTATAGATAGTAATTGTTAAAATTTATTTCTACGTCCATAGCTCCAGGAGTGCTAGTAGGACTATAGATAGCGTAGGTATCAGTGCCTATAGTAGTAAGTCGTGTACTTCCCGCTACTCTATCTGTTATGATACTATCACCGTTTAAGGTTATAGTATAGTCGGAACTCTTAATTACGAGAACGTCACCAGTCGCTAGGTCTGTATCTACCTGTATGTACTTCCCTGTATCCATATTGATTATAAATATATCACCTAGAACCGTTTCCGTTGCCGTCAATGTAATATCTACGGGCGTGGAACTGTTACCCGTAGTAGTGACTTCTATAAGGTTGTCATAACCAGAGAACGAGAACGGGAAAACGAAAGGAAAAACAAAACCACCAGGGCTACTACTAGCTCCTAGGATCTGGGTAGCATACAACGAACGGAAAATAGGAGTACTAGCGCTTTCGAGAACTACACGCCGTCTATATGCTGCTCCTGGCATATCTTCGCTAGCTTCTACGATAGTGATAGGATCCACTACTATAGTTTCTAGTGTTCGTTCTTCGTCGAACATATCTTTAGCTTGTAGTAGCTTAGTCTGTAGGTTACTCGTGTCGCTTTGAAGCGAAAAAATACGCTCTAGGTATCTAACCGCCGCTTCTTGTTCCGCGTTGCCTATACCGTCTACGTATCATTCTATAGTTATGATTCTGTTTCTAGCGTACACGGGGCTAGTTCTTCTACCGTGGTTAGCTTGTAAGTCTCTATTTTCGCTAGTCGTGCGGATCCTACGCCGGTCTATATTTATGTAGTATATACCGCTAATACCGTCCTTAAGAACGTCTTCACCGTTTAGTAGTAGCTGCTTAATGTCCATAGTGGAAACATAAAAAAATAAATTACGCTAGGAACTTCTGGCGCTCTAGCCGTAGCTCGAAGTCGAACGACTGATTAAAGTATATGTCGCCGTGATTACTTACGTTTCTACTATTATCTATATTACTAGGCTTGTATCACGCTTCTTGCATTGCTTCTTGTAACCTTCTAGCACTTACGATATTTCCAGCTTGTCCAGGAATAAACATTTCTGTAGTAGCGTTAGCGGTACCGTCTGCATTTTCTCCTACTAGGTGCGCGCCGCCTGGTGATACTGGTCAACCGTTAAAGTTCTTAGTAACGTTTCCAGAACCACTAGAACCACGTAAGCTATTAAGGTATAATTGCCTACTAATTGCCATATCTATTTCCCCGATAAGTTCCTTATATTTATCTTTCACACCGTCTAGGTTCTTTTTAGTAATTTCTGTATAGTCGTTATTAAGCTGTATAGTATAGTCTATAAGATCCTTTTCTAGCTTCTTTTTGTCCTCGTTTGCTTTCAATACTTCCGCTTTTTCTAGGGCTATTTTCTCGAATAGTGCTAGCTCTTCGTTAGTCATCTTTTCCGCTTGACGCTCGAACTCCTTAGACTTAAGCAAGTTATAAATATCTTCCGAACTCTTAAACTCGTATTCATTCAAGCGCTCTACTATTTTTTTCTTGTTCTCTAGTCTCTTAGTATCTTCTTCGTATTGCTTCCTGGTCTTCTCCTCTTCTAGCTTAGCGTTATCTTCTACTTCCTTCTGCTTAGCCTGGAAGTCCTGTAGCGCGCGTTCTTCATCACTAAGAGCAGCCCTAGCACGTTCCGCGTTCACTACTGTAGGGTCTGCTATTTTGCTTATATTTTCTTTCACCCTTAGTAGCTGCTGGTTAGCTTCTAGTATTTTTTCGTCAAGTTCGGCTTGTTTCTCTAGCCTTTTTTCTTCTAGCTTGCGTCTGTCTTCTTCTTGCTTCCTTATGTCCGAAGCGTTAATTATTTGCTGCTCATTTACTTTTTGCAAGTCCTTATTGTATTCTTCTTGTACTTTTTGTTTCTCTTTTTCCAGGTCTAGTATTTTTTCCGCTAGGTCTGCTTCCTTTTCCGTTTGTCAACGAACAAAACTAGCAGTATTGCTAGTTAGCGTTTCGTCTTTTTTCTTGTTTATGTCTTCGATGCTTTCTTGGTATTTCTTGTTAGCTGCTGTTATTTCTTCCGTTATTGTTCTTATTTCGTCCCTTACAGTCTTGTAGTATTCTGTAGTCTTGTCCGTCATAGTCTGTACGCTGTCGTTATAGTCCTCGTTCTTCTTCTCCAGGTCTTTAGCACGGTCTCCTATATCGTCTAGCGTGTCTTCTAATTTCTCTAGGGCTTCCTTAGCTTCTTCTGCTCCTTTAGTTTTTCTACTTCACCCACCACCACCGCCGGCAAGGTCACCGATTCAAGCCCCTAGGTCTTTTACTGGTTTCGTGGTGTCTGCTGCTTTTTTTCTTAGTTCTTCTATTTGTGCGTCAAAATTAGCTGTGCTTTTGTCCGCTTCCGCTATCTCGTTTTGTAGGGTCATAACGGAAAACGTCAAGTTGTTAACGTTGCTATCTGTAAGCGTTGCAAGTCATCACCCACCTACTAGGGCTTGGCTACCTTCTAACTTTTGTTTCTGCTTAGCTCCTTCTAGTTCTGTTATTTGTGCGCTTAATAATTCCGCTTTATAGGTTCTAATAGCTGCTATCATTTTCATAATGTTAGCTTTTTCCGCCGCAAATTCCGCCTCGTGTCCCTCGTATGGAGTGTTAGCTAGATCTATCATTTTTTGTTTGTAGTCTTCTACGCTTAATGATCCACCTTGTATAGTAGTGTTTGCTGCTTCTTGCTGCTGCTTAAGCGGTACCATAGCGGCAGCGTATTCTTCACTACTAATTTTTCATAGTTCCCGTTGCATTCTTAGCCTATCCATTTGCTTCTCTAACCTTTTAGCGCTTGCTTCTGCTTTTTTAACTATTGGGTCTTGCGTGTTAAATTGCTTAGATAAAACACCAACCCCGACCGCTAGGGCTGCTATCCCCGCTATAGTCAATCATACGGGACCAGTAAAGGCGGCAAAAGTAAGACCTAAAGCACCTAGACCAGTACTAGCTAATCATATAATAGGTAGCAAGGTTCACATAATCCCTATAAGTGCTACTATTGCAGCTGTTACTATCCCGATCCACTTAGCAGCCTCTGGGTGCTGCTCTACTCGTACTTTCACGTTATCTATAACCGGCTTAAGATAGTTAACTATACCCGTCAACGCTGGAATAAAGATAGTTCCTATAGCTTCACCTAGATAACTTACGCTATCCCTTAGGTTACTTCGCGAACCCTGTAGCGTTGTACTCTGGCGGTCCATAAGGTCCGCGAATCTTCCGCCCTCGCTACTCATATTTTGGAACGCTGCTACTACTACGTCGCTGGTTATCTGTCCGTTGCTAATCATATCTTGTATTTGTACTGTCGTCTTCCCTAGCATTCCGCTAAGCTCTTCCAGAATAGGAACACCCGCAAGCGTGAAGTCTCTAAGTTCTCTACCTGTTAACTTACCGCTACTGATTACTTGCCCGTAGTTCAATGCTAGACGCTCTAGCGGAACTGATAGCCCCGCGGAAACATCACCTAACGCCTTAAGTGTCGGGATAAGTTGCCCCGCTTCTACACCCATAGCTAGCAACTGCTTAGCATTTTGTCTAATACCTGTAACCTCGAACGGTGTCTTAGCCGCGAAGTCTGCTAGATCTTTTAGCAAGGTGTCCGCTGCTTGCGCACTTCATAGCATAACCTCGAAGCTAATCTTAGCTTGTTCTAGATTCCCCGCTAGCGTAAGTATACCTTGCGACAAACGAGTAAAACCCCCTACGATAACCGTAGAACTAATAAAGCTACCTATCTCTTTTAGGGATCACATAACGCCGCTACTTCACTTGCTACCGCCTCTACTTATGCTGTCTGCTAGATCTGCTTCGATCTTTTTCCCCGTCATTTCAAAATGCTTTTGTAGTTCCTTAGTCACGGTTTCTAGACGTTTTACTACTACGTCAATCTCTAATTGTCCAGGCATTTTTTTAGGAAAAAGTTAAATAGTATTTTTTCACCCTGTAGCTTTTGCTAGTTCTTCGCTGTCTATAGTCTTCTTGTTTCTGTTTTCGTCGTACTTCTCGTTACCGGTTATAATTGCTAGATCTCTAAGCAAGTCCCAGAACACCTTAAGCGGAAGATCCATAACTTGTAGGTTCGTATGCTTCGCTACATATCATACCCGTATATGAATATCTTCTATATGCTGCTTAATCTTACTTACTCTATTTTCTACCCTCTTCGGGTTCAATATGTCACCTACTATACTCGTTATGTTTCTATTCTCCTTCTGGAAGAGAATAGCTAGAAAACGTCTATACTGCTGCGGTGATAACTTAGGCTTCTTCTTGTTAAATTCCGTAAGGATAACGTCTAGTGCTGCTACTGGATCTCTTAAGTACATAAGGTATAGCCCTACTGTCATTTCCCCAGCCTTAAATTCTCTATTGTAGTAGCGGAACGTGTGGACTACTCTATAGTTATTTGTCATTTTAGCGCTTGCTGTAAATAAATAACGATATATTCTAGCTGTCTATTAGTCAATCCTTCCAGGGTTACGGCCTCGTTAAATAATAATAAATACTTCTTTATAATTCCCTTCCATAGTTCCCAGTAGTCCGTTCCTTCTTGTGCTGCTAGGATCTCTTGCGTTATCTCTTCCTTAGTATCTTCGTCCATATCACCTATATAGTATTCCTTCACACCTACCAACACTACGGCGCTAAGACCGTCCCTATTCAAGTCGTAGATCATACTTACATACAAATAAAAAAGCCTACACCATAGTAGGCGTAGGCTAATTTTTTGCAATGTCATATTATTAGTTAGGGCTTTGTTCGTCGTAAATTTGGACCATTACACCGTTATCATCTGGGTAAGCCTTCATAGTTAACGGAAGCTTCATAACTTCATCTATAGCGTCGTCAGAAGCAAAAGAGAACTCGAAGTTAGCACCAGTATAAGCCTTAGGTAGAGTAATACGAAACACCTTACCGTTTTCGTCAGTATTGATAAATTGTACTTCATAGAAGGTTACTAATTTCACTACGTCGCTAATTGTGTAAGTCTTACTAGCGTGTGGTGTATATGTATAGTCAACTGTTATAGCTCCAGCTTGTGTAGTAATTGGAGTAATGTAAGTGTAGCCCTCTTCTCCATTAGTTCCGTCCGCTACGAACGTTCTATAGTCAGTATTAAGAGTAAGAGCAGAACCAGCATTTTTTACTACGATAGATCCTACAATAGTATTAGCAGCGTTCTTATTGGATAGCTTAATAGGCTTCCCTTGGACCCACCCCGTCCCTTTAGCTTCCGCTGTTACCGTTACAAGTGTTCCAGCTGCGGAAGTTAGTACACCGTGGCCGTCGATAGCGTCCAGATTCTCTAGAAAAATTTCGTAGATTTCCGCGCTAAGTTCTACGTCACCTGGTTTCTTTTTTGGTGGAATACGTCAGTTATGCGCCTTAAGCTCCGATACTAACCAGTTTATAAGCAGTTTCGCGTTATCTAATAACCCGAAGTCTACGTTATTCACTTTCATAAGTACAGAACCAAAGCGTATAGATTGCTGTTTCTGTGTGGTTGTTTGCATAGTTTCAATAAAGAAAATAAAGTTAACGCGTATATATGCTAGCTAGTTTTTTTTGCAATGTCATCTATAGATTGTATTGATAGATGAAGTCTATAGTAAGTGCTACACCTACCGCCTTAGCTGCTGGGTCGTAGATCCTATTAGTAGATCTAACCCGCGCTTCTTTGTAGTTTTCGTTAGGGACACCGTGGACGGCTTGGAGAATTTGGCCCGATAATGTAGCAGCTTGCATATATGTAGTAGCTCGTATAGTGACCTGGAACGGTGTAACCGCTTTACTGTTTGCCCTAAATGTTTCCGTAAGCGGTATATAGGTTATAAGTGGTAACGATAGCTTAAAATCGTTCTTGCTTTCGTCCGTATTCTGTAAGTAGATACGATTTCCTACAGTACTCGCTACTTCTGGAATAGCTGCTAACCTGTCCCCTACTATTTGTTCGATAAGCATAATATAAAGAAATGTAAAGCTATTTTATAAGCGACTTAAACGCTCTTTTTATTTCGTCGTTCGCCTGTTTGTGGAACTTGTAGAACCCTACACGTATGAAGCTACGTGGTGGTATTCTTATAGTTCCAAACTCTTGGTAGTACGCGTAGACTTCTACGGGTGTTCCTGGATCGTCTCCAGATAAATATAGCTGCTCTATTCTATCTTCTATCTGGCTCCCAGTTCACCTTACACCTACTACATAATGAAACTTACCTATTTTTTTGTAGCCTATAGCTCTCTTAAGATTCCCCGTTACTTTAGCGTTCGGGTTCACCGGTGGCCTGTCTGGATCTCTAGGGGTTATTGATATTATACCGCTTTGATATAGGATAGCCCCCGCCTCTATAGAAGCGTCTACGGCTTCTTCTATATTAGACATATCTAGCGTAAACTTCATTTATGATATATATGATAAATATGCTACGTTATGATCGTGCGAACCGTTAGAAGGATCCAAACCAGCACGTACAAATATAACCCTATATTTTTGCCCGTTGTCTTCTATAACGTCCTCTTCCGTTATAGTAGTTATTTCCTTGCTATAGTATAGCATAAGATCCACTTCTTTATATGCTAGTCAGTTGTTTAACTTCTCTAGCTTGGATCTTCGTATATTACTAGGAACGATCACGAACCCACGAATAGCGACCCCTGTAGATTCATTCTTTACGATCTCTCTTATAGCGTTCGTCGTCGTAGTCGTCGGGTAGTGTGTAAGATCCTTTAAGAACTCACTATAGTTATCTAAGAATATAGACATTATCTAGTAGCGTAAAAACTAAAAATTCTATATTTTTGTACTACTGCTTCATACTTTGGAGTGAAGGGGTCGGACTGTCCGAGACCGTCGGACAATTCAGAAGGAGAAAAATAAGTAACTTGCAGCCCTTCTATTTTCTTACTCTTCACTTTTTTGAACGGATCCCTACCCGCTGCTATTGCTTCCCTGGTCGTCTTTAGAGTTTGTACGTAGTGTAGAAAAAAGTCCTCTAAGTCAGAAGGGACGCTAGTATATCCTACCGTATAGGTTACTTTTACGTTTCTCGTACCTTTAGGAAGTATACTAGCCGTGTATACGGTGTAGTCTTCTATAGGATCTGGTGCTAGTGTAACGGGCGACCAACTATAGCCGTTATCGTAGGTTATAGAAACACTATATACATCACTAGGAATACGTTCTAATACGAATCTATTAGTACCTGTCCCGTCTATTCTCCTTGTCTTTGTTGCTTCTCCTAAGTTTTCTCATAGATCCAGGTCTAGTAGATCTGTCCCCGTATCTATAAGAGCTTGTAACTCTACGTCTTGATCTGTTCCAGTTATTCATAGAAAAGCCTTAAGGGTCGCTAGCGACGTGTATTTTAACATCTTTTAAGGTAAATAAAAAAGCTAGGATCATAGTATACCCTAGCTCTTTTTTTGCAATGTCATATTTTTAACTATTGGTTAGCCCCGTCTGTCCCGTCTTCCTCTTCATCGCTACCGTCGTCAGCAGTTTTAGAAGGGTCGAACAAGTCAGCAGTATAACCCATTTCGTCAGATTTTTTAACTACTGTTTCGTCTCTCCAGTTATTCATAACGTTTACACCCATTTGTTTTAGAAATTCCACTCTAAGCGCTCTTTCTTCTGGTGCTATTTTTACTTCTTCTGGTTTAGTAAGACCTAAGCTAGCTCCACCTTCTGGGGTTGTTGTAGTAGGAGCTGTAGTAGTTGTAGAAGTTTTAGCCCCGTCTGTCCCGTCTTCTGTGTTTCCACCTACTGGGACTGGTGCCTCTTCACCTGTGTAGATCTCGAAACCAGCACCTAAGTAAGCTCTTAGGTTATTGTCGCTAACCTCTACGATCTGTCACATTTTTACACCGTTGTAAGTTCTGTTTCTGGTGTTTCTCACCATTGTAAGTTTTTTAGACATAGGATAAGAAGAAAAATATAAAAGGGATAAAACCCCAGCAAGAGCCGGGGCGTTCCATATATTAAGAAGATTATCTTACTAAGAAGTTCTTCCCGTGTACTATTGCCGCTGGATTCTCTACGTTAACGTCGATATGAGCTTTCCAGTGTCGAATATACCCAGTGTTAGACACTCTTTCAATCTCGAAAGTAATAGCGCTAAGTCCTGATACGTTGTTGTAAGTTTGGATACCTACAACTAGGTTAGCTGGATTCATAAGGAACGAATCAGTAGCAGTAAGTGTAACCTTGTGTACTGTCGTACCACTTGCTACCGCGTAAGGGATTGTAGCCCCGTACTCCTCGTTAAAGTCAGCAGCGAACGTAAGCGTATTAGTAGAGATTGTAGCAATCTTAAACAATAACTGCTTATCACTTCCGAAGTCTAGCGCTATAATGTTACCTACTGATAACCCAGTAGCACTAGTAAGAACTAGCGAAGTAGCACCAGCTGCAGCGTTAGAAGCTACAGTAGTAGGAGTATATCCAGATACCGCTATAGGTTCGTCTACTCTCATAAGCGGCAATTTTTCGATAGGTTGCCCTAAAATGTTACTTCTTAGATCTGATCTAATAGTAGCGTCACCTGTAGTAGTGTCGAAAAGTTGCTGGTAGTCTACGAGAACATCACTAGGAAGCAAAAAGCTAGCGTCGTCTCTATACTTAGTAGGAAGACTTTTATACATTTTTGTAAACTTGCTTTGTGCTGCGTATCTGTCAGCGAAAAGACCCGTGTCGTTCATATCTACTACGTTTCCTTCTTGTTCTGCGTAGTATTTAAGACCGTTAAACTGATCGAGACAACTAACCGGAACTTCACTAGTCCCGTGTACTTGTCTACCATAGATAGCGATTTCTTCTAGCTCGTTTCTAACTTTCTTAGTAACAATAGCTATAATATGGTTAGTCAAGTTTTGACCTTCGATATTGTTCATTAGCTCCTCGTCACTCATAGAGAAAGCACCTTTAACGATCTTAGTAGAAAGTGTTCTAGTCGTATGGTTAAACTTCTGGTATGAGTTTTGGTTTTGTTGCGAACCAGATACACCAGGTTTCATAAAGCGACCAGCGTCTACAAGAGTAGGGATAGGCATATTAGGTTTAGTCATTCTTTGTACTCTTACTTTCGATAAGAGTTTTGATTCATTGACAACGAAGTCAAGGAACGCGTTAGCTTGCTCTTCGTTCAAGTTAACGAATTTACTTTCGAGGGTTCAAGAATTGAAAACCTTCTCTAATACTTTAGTTTGTTTTTCCATAGGATAAGAAAGAAAAAGATAAATATAAATGCAATGTAGTATATATGGATACTATCCTAAGATAGCTCCGAAGACTGTAGAACCGCCGCTAGCCTCTTCTGTCTTATGCAACTGTTTACTTACTACGGTGTTGCTTAGGGTTTTTTGAATCTCTTCGTGAGATTTAACCATAGCCGTAGCTGTATTATTCATAGCTGTAACACCTTCCTTAAGCTGCTTAAGCAATTCCGCTAGATCGTTAGCACTAACATACATATCAGCATATTTTTTGATTTCCGTTACTGTTTTCTCTAACTCCGCTACTTTCTTGGTGATTTCTGTAGGTTCTGCTTCTCCACCTTCACCGCCTTCTGCTGGTGCTTCACCCGCTGGATCTTCTTCTCCTTCTCCTTCTTTTTTCTCTTCTGCTGGTGCTTCTGCTAATTCTTTAGCTGTAGTTTCTAGATCTTCTACAGTTTTTACTAGCAACTTCCCAGCCGCTTCGACTTTTTCCGCGTCTGTTCCTTCGCCGGTGATAGTCTTAGCTATTGCTTTGATACCGTCCTTAGAC